ATTCTCCATCATGAAGTCCCATTCTGCCTGACCTACACCAGGCGCACCCATCCATTGAAAGTAGTAATCCTCTAAAGCACTTCTATGTTGATGAGTGGTAACATTTTCAGCATGTCTTACAGCATCTGATTTAGCCATAATTTAACTTCTCCTATAAAATCTTGGTGAATAATATCCTTCCCACATCATCGATGTTATGGATACTGGGAAAGGTGAATCGCTTGATACTTTTAAGGTGAAATTATCTGACTTCTGATGTATAGGAACCATCATCACTGATTGGTCGTCAAGCGGTACATCATTAGCTAAATCAAAGTTTGCAAGTATTACTGGGTGTACATCTGTATAATCATTAGTACCTAATCGTTTTAGTTTAAAACCAACTAAACCAGTTAATCCAGTACTAAATTTCATACGAGCTATAGTTAAAGATGCACTGAAGTCTGATATCTTTCCTTGATCATCTAATCTAAAGTATGTCTTAGGTAGTGTTATATCTAAGGTGTATCCAAAACCAACAATAACTTGACCAGCTATACTACTGAAGTCTTTAT